GGAACTCAAATTGGTGCTGGGGATCCTGTTGCAGCGAATTCTACAATCACCAGTGTGGGCCACCGCGGTGTGCAGGATGTACCTGAGAACGACGCGCTGCTTGCGAAGACGCCAATCATTGTAGGCTCAGGTGTTGTTACGGTAGGCAATCCAGTCTTTGGTAGTGGCATCATTGTTCCTCAGTCAGCTGTAGTGGCTGGTGCTGGAGTACGGAGTCAGCATCTGACAGGATCAGGGGCGTTGACGGTCTCTGGTGCGACGATAGTTGGAGCGTCTGTTCGCAGAGTTAATGGCACAGGCGCGATGGCGAGCAAGACTCCGGTTCTACTGGGACTTGCGGCCAATGCGAGTGTGACAGGTTCTGGAGCCCTTACGGTGCAGACACCTGTTATAGCTGGAACTGCTGCACGTAGGTTGATTACCGCCGCGAACCTCCTTGGTACGGGTGGGTACGTTTTTACAGGCATTGGTAACTTGGGACTGCACGGCGCAGGGGCTCTTACTGGCGTGGTTCCTGTTGTAGCAGGTGTCGGTTCTCAGTCTGGCATTCACAACTATCTTGGCACAGGGACCTTGGCTGCCTCGAATGCAACGATGGCGGGCGCAGGGAGATTAAAGATTACTGGAACTGGAGCGCTTGTAGTGCGTACACCAACTGTTCTTTCTGTTCGTCCAGCCACTGGAAATGATGTTGATGGAACTTTGCGGCGTCCAGTGCGTCATGCTTTGAAGCTGCCGCTGCTGCACCCAATTAGGAAGCTAGAAGATGTCTGAGATTCAAGCAGTCTCTATCCGCCACGAGGCCATCATGGATCACTTGATGGCGCATCCGTGTGTAAAACTGGGTGATGTGGCGATAAAGTTCGGTGTGACTGCGGGCTGGCTCAGTCAGATCATTCACTCCGACGCTTTTCAGGCCCTGTTGAAGGAAAAACAGGGAGTCGCCTTTCATCACACTGTTCTTCCACTGAGAGAGAAGATGGTGGCGGTGGCAAATATCGCCTTGGATCGATTGATGGACCAAGTTCCCTTTGAAACGGAGACAAAAGCCATGAAGGATGTTGCAGATTCCATGCTCGAAAAGCTTGGATTTGGCAGCAAGCAGGGAGGCACTGTGATCAACGACAACAGCACGCATGTGACGGTGCTGAGGGCAGAGGTAGAGGAGGCCCGCAAGCTCCTTGGAAAGGCAGAGCGTCCGCAACTGGGAGTAATCATTGATGGTGAGCGAGCCCCCATCGCGATATCCTCGAAGGGTGAGCCCATTATGGGTGAAGTCCTTAAAGCATCGTCCCCCGTTCATTCCTCAGAATCCCAAGGGGAATGGAGCGAGGCAGAAACTGGGACTTAGGTATGAGCGAAAGGTACATCAGCGACTATCTGATAGGTTCGGAATCGGATACATCCCGAGTCCTTGGTTCGCCTACGGCCTTAGCTCCGGCGAGGTCAAGTACTGTCAGCCCGACGGCATACTACTCTTCGATCAAAGGTGGATCTGTCTCTGCATTGAAGTCAAGTACACCCACACGAGTGATGCCTATTGGCAACTCGAGAACTGCTATGTCCCTGTACTTAGTGCCTTCGTGGGGCGTGGATGGAAGATTGCTACTTGCGAAGTTGTCAAGTGGTATGACCCTTCGATTCAGTTCCCACGCAAATTGGTCCTCAAAGAGGACTTGATGGACGTAAGACCCGGAGAGTTTGCGGTACACATACTGAATAGGCCTGACGAAACGTGAACGCTGTGCTGAAACAAGATCCTGCCATGCAGCTTCCGCGCGCGGAAATTCTGCGCCTTGGGGCTGTGGACTCGATCTTTTACAGCCACCACTTCTTTCCTAAAACGTTCAGGCTGAAGAGTCCTGAGTTTCACAGGGATTTTTGGTTTCACTTTGAGGATCCAGGTAAGGATCTGTTTGGTGCGGAGATCTATCGTGATGGCGCGAAGACGACGCTCACGCGCGCGGGTCTGAGTAAGAGAATCGCGTATGCGACGAGCAGGACTATTCTATGCGTCTGCATTAACGAGACGATGGCCACGCACTCGGTGCGGTGGCTGAGACATCAAATTGAAACTGAATCTTACTGGACGAGAACGTTCCAGTTGCGCAAGGGGGCAAAGTGGTCGGATGACTGGATTGAGATCATCAACGTTCCCTTTGACCTGAAAATCAACCTTGTGGCAAAGGGAATGACATCAGGTCTGCGCGGCCTGAACCTTGACGATTACCGTCCCGACTTTATCTTCTGCGACGACATCAGCAACGAGGAGACAACCGGGACAGAAGAACAAAGGATAAAGAACAAGGAGCTGTTCTTCGGTACTCTCGTTCCCGCTCTTGCGCCTAAGAGTGAGGCCCCCAATAGAAAGCTGGTGCTGTGTCAAACGGGGCTTCACAAGGAAGACATTATTAATCAGGCGCACGGAGACCCAGCGTTCTATACGGTGAAGTACCCTAAACTGGTGTATGACGCGCAGTCAGGAGAACCGAAAAGCTCTTGGCCGGAAAGGTTTTCGCTTGACGCGATCATGAAGGAAAGAGAGCAGTACACGCTGAGGAATCAGTTCCACATTTGGTTGAGGGAATTCGGATGCAAGATCATATCTCGAGAAACTGCGCCACTACAAGCAAACTGGTTGCGACGGTGGACTACGCTTCCAACCAATCTAATATATTTTGGGGGACTGGATCCAGCCGTAAGCAAAAGAAAAGAGGCACACCGAACCGCAGGCGGAAAAATAGGTATTGATACGAGATCAGGGGATGTATTCCTCATTTCCTACTTCGCGCAGGTTGGAAAGAATCCTGACGAAATGTGGAAGTGGGTCATTGAGGAATGCATCCAGTCGCGTACTGGAAGAGTACGCAAAATGGGAGTCGAAACGATCGCGTTTCAGAAATTCCTTGCATGGTACTTCAAGCAAAAGATGCAGGAGACCAAAACCTTCTTCGTGATCGACGAGATCGAAGATAGGAGATCAAAAGATGATCGCATTATTCAAGCGTTTAGTGGGATTGGGTCGCAAGGACACCTCTACGTCAGCGACAACCACACAGACTTCATCAGAGGTTTCGAAGAGTGGACTGAGGGTACGGATTGGGACTTGGGTGACGCGGTTGCGCAAGCGATTACGCTCGCCCTCGGACTTGCCGCCAGCTCCATAGACATGGAGGATATCACTGAGAGCATGCAAGAAGAAGAAAACGAGATGGCTGACATTGAGTATGAAGGCGGTGCGCCGTGAACTCACTTGAAGTAAAGTACGGCGGAGACCTTCATCGGCTCATCCTCGATGCTGTCAGGAAGCGGAAAGAGTTCAGTGATAAAAAGATGGTGGACTTCCGCAAGCAGTGGGATGACGCGGATGACTCGATGCGCGCGTACATTCATGCAAGGGAGATTGATAAGGTAAGGAAGAATAAAAAGACCTTCGATGGAAACCTTGATTACGTGACGTTGGAAGTTCCCTACGTCTACGCGATCATCATGACAGCGCACACGTACTACTGCAACGTGATGCTGTCACGGCAGCCCGTCTTTCAGTTTACTGGTCGGCATGGGGAAACGCAGGACTCGATCATGGCTGTTGAGGCTGTGATGGACTATCAGATGAAGGTGGGAAATTTGCTCCCGCCAATGTACAACTGGCTGTATGACTGGGCCAAGTACAGCATCGGCGTGATTGGAGAGTACTGGGATGAGGAAGTCAAGACGATCTGCAAGTACCAGAAGGTGCCAAACACCATCATGGGCATTCCAGTTGGCGGAAGCAGAGTCCAGAAGACTGAGGAGATTCTCAAGGGATATGTTGGAAACAAGCTGTACAACGTACGTCCCTATGATTTCTACCCAGATCCTCGAGTACCCGTCTGGAAGTTTCAGGACGGAGAGTTTGTAATCCGATACTGCTCTGAGAGCTACTCGGATATAGTAAGCTTGGAGCAGAATTATCCGGGCTACTACATCAACCTAAGAGAACTGGCAAAAACGATGCAGACACGGAGCAGCGATCATCAGCAGGGATCGCCTCGTGTGCAATTGCCGTTTCGGCCAGGGGAAGCGGAAGGGATGGGAGCGCCTGGGCCTGGATTCCTGAATGTGGACGAGGCGCACATCAAGCTTATTCCTAGTGTGTGGGGCTTGAGCGACTCGAAGCGGAAGGAGATCTGGAACTTTCAGGTCGCAGAGAAAGAGGTAGTCATCCGTGCAGCGCCTTTGGGACTGTATCACGATCGCTTTCCGTACAGTGTTCTTGAAGGAAACTTCGGATCAGATGAATTCGCTAAATTCGGAGTTCTCGAGGTTATCCGCCCACTTACCGACGTGCTCACGTGGCTTTTCAATAGCCACTTCTACAACGTGCGGCGAGTCCTCAACAATCAGATTGTCTTCGATCCGTCCAAGGTGACGATGAAGGATCTGACAAAGTCAGGGCAGAGGTTGATTCGCCTGAAGCCGAGAGCATACGGCACGAATCCTTCAGACGCCATCCACCAATTGCAGATGGTGGATGTGACAAGGAGTCATCTGTCGGATGCTCAGTATGTGGAACAGATGATTCAGCGAGTTTCGAGCGTTGTGGACACTGTAATGGGTGTGCAGGACCAAGGTTCGAGACGGAGTGCGACGGAATCGAGGATCACAACGGGCTGGAGCACGTCGAGGCTGAAAACTCCGGTGGAATACAACAGCGCCTTAGCGTTTGATCCACTTTCATCACGGATGCTGTCGAATACGAGGCAATTTCTGGATCAGGAGCGCAAATACCTGATTGCGGGGAACACACTGGAGCAAGCTGGGCGGTTCGTGGATGTGAGTCCTGCTCTAATCGCTGGCGACTATGATTTTGTGCCCGTTGATGGCACTGCACCGATCGACCGTATGGCGCAAGCTAACTTCTGGAAGGAACTTCTGGTGCAAATGGCCAGAATTCCCCAATTCGCGATGCAGTGGGATATAGGTGGAATGGTCGCGCACGCGATGAAGCTGCAGGGAGAGCGAAATATCGACAGGTTTAGGATCAATGTGGCGCAGCCTGGTACGAATTTGCAGAACGAGGCTGGAAAGGGTAACGTGGTACCAATAGGAGGTCAAGGTGGAGGAGGAACGCGAGGAGGGAACGCTACGGGAACTTCAGGAGGAACTATCTAAGTTGCGAGACCTGCGAGGTCACAACGGATATAGGTACCTTATGGAGATCGCGGCAGCACAAGTGGAGACGAGACGGAACTTTGAGCGAAGTCCGTTGAAGTCTCTTGATGCAACACTGGAACAGGAGTTTCAAAAGGGCGAAATCGCTGGAATACTCCTGTTCTCCGAAATAGTCGATATCCGCGTGACGGATCTCGAAGAACAGATTAAGACATTAACTGAGGTTGAGGAGGACGAAAATGTTTCCGAAGATACTGACGATTGAAGAGCCAGCGGGTGGTGGTGGAGCGCCGTCAAGCGATCCAGCCCCCTCGCCAACGAGTGTGCCTTCAGCCGAGCCAGTACCGTCTGGCGACGAGGCACCCTTTGATTTTGCGTCGTTGACCGTAGACGATAGGTATACGGCCAACGATCCCCCTTCTGAGAAGCCGGTTGTGCCCGCCTCGCCGGTCCCGCCTGCCGATCCAGGGATCGTACCCCCTGCATCAGCCGCTGTGCCGCCCTCCACGGGTGCGCCGGCTTCTCAACCTGGGCAGCAACCGGGACAGCCCCCCACTGCTGCGCCAGAACAGCCAGCGCCTGCGGCCACGGCACAGGAACCTCCTGCGCCACCTGCAGAGCCGGTCGATTGGGAGAAGCACCGCAAGGAGTTTCTACCCAAACTGACAGACCTTTACAAGCTGACAGATCAAGAGGCTGAGAGTCTCAGGACTGAACCTGAGAAAGTGTACCCCGCAATGGCTGCTCGTTTGCACTACGAGGTCCAGGCTGCGACGTATAACTCCCTGTTGCAGGTCCTTCCGCAGATTGTTTCGGGACTCCTCGAGAGTCGCCAAGCAGCGGATCAGGCCGACACGGCGTTTTACTCCTCGTGGCCGAAGCTGAGTAAGACAGAGAAGTCACACACGGAAGCTATCCGCAACTCCATTCGAGCCTATCGGAATGCGAATCCGAAGGCTGATATGGGTACGGTTATCAAGAACGCTGGACTGATGGCGATGATGTCGCTGGGATTGCCCTTGGACCTTCCAGGTGCACCGGTTCCGTTAACTACGCCACTGGTTCCGTCGGCACCTCCACGTCCCGCAGGGGCTGGTGGTACTGGTCACGTTCCACGACCGGCAGGTCCAGGTGGTGGCGGTAGCGACAATGTGTTTACTGACTTGGCGAACGATGTGCTAGCGGGGAGGCTCTAAACCTCAACCTATGGTGATTTGCAACAATGGCTGATAATCTAGGCTTTTTTGCCGGTCTGCGGGGTACCGGCTCCTATGGGGCGGACGAACGTCCCAAGAACTTCCGCGAGCTGATTCTTTTCCTGAATCCTAACGGTACAGCGCCGATGTTCGCGCTGACATCGAAGGGCAAGACGGAAAAGACGGATGACCCACAGTTCTACTGGTGGGAAGAGGTCAACACCATCTGCCGTCTGAACGTGACTCCAGCGATCGGATCAGGTGCAACGACTACAATCGTTGTGTCTGCCGGTGCGCTGCAGTTAATCCCGGGCGACGTTCTGCAGCTGGAGCCTCCAACACAGGTGGCCACTTATGCACCTGAGTTCATCCGCGTTGTGTCCGTGACTAACGACACGACCTTTGTAGTCCAGCGTGGTGTGGCAGGCACGTCTGCCGCTGCGATCGCTGACAACACCAAGGTCCTGCGCGTCGGTAACGCACACTCCGAAGGCAACCTGTCGACGGCCAGCGCCTCCACCAACCCGGTGAAGCTGACCAACTACACGCAGATCTTCAAGACTCCTTATCAGGTCACGAAGACTGATCTGGAGACCACTCATCGCACTGGCGATCCGCGCAAGAACGAACAGAAGCGCAAGACCTTCCAGCACGCGGAGAAGATCGAGCAGGCCCTGATGTGGGGGATTCCGTTCGAGACAGTGGACGCGAGCAACGGCAACATGCCGCTTCGCTACACTGGCGGATTGCGGAATTTCATCACCTCGTTCCGAACTGTGTTCACTGCTGATCCAACGGCAGACACGTTCCTCGAGGCGGTGTACCCGGTATTTGACTACGAGGCGGCAGAAGCCGGCAACGAGCGGATCGTGTTCTGCGGCAACGGTGCCTTGAACATGCTCAACAAGCTCGTGCTGAATGCTTCGAGCACCTTCATCAAGTACGACGGCATCGTGGACTTCTTCGGCATGCGCCTGCAGCGGTATGTGATTCCGCAGGGTACTCTGTACCTCAAGAGTCATCCACTGATGAACGTGCATCCGGTATACAAGAACTCGATGTTCGTGGTCAATCCAGCAGGTATCACATACCGGCCGCTGGGTGGAAGAGACACAAAGGTGGAGAAGGAAATCCAGCCGAACGATGCGGACTATATCAAGGATCAGTGGTTGACGGAGTGCGGCTTCGAGTTCCACTTCGAGCGCAGCTTCGCTTACATTGGCGAGTTCAAGGACTTCCCGTAACCGGGAGTTGACCTGTGACTGCCCTCACTGGAGATGGCGTACTTACTGTTTCTGGAGCTACGCTCTCCGGTGGGGGCATTCGACACATCACAGGGACGGGGATATTACTGCCCTCGTTCCCTGTGGTGATTTCAGACGGCATCGTACCAGACTCGAGTATCTGGGATAATAATGACGAGGAGTGGGGACAAGCGGACTTAGTGTACAGCGAAGCTCGACCGATTATGTTAGTCGGAATCGAGTTTTACAGGGCAGATGATGGAATTGATTTTGGACCTGTTCCGATTGATGCGACGTTGACGAGGACAGGTCTGACGATTGTGGGACAAGACAGATTTGGGCAATTTACTGTCGATCCCGGTGTGATGAAACAAGTTTGTGGAATGTGGCCAATCTTTCAGGCTAATCCCGGAACGGTTGTACAGCTTTGGGCGGGCGGTCAAGAAAACCCTGATGATCCAATTACTTGGGAAGGGCCCTACGACTTTAGGATTGGGATTGATTCCTTTCAGGACTTTACGGTAAGTGGAAGGTATAACGCAGTTCGTTTTACCTCGGTCGCGCAGAAGCCGTGGAGCCTGTTGAGCTACGATCTTGATATTGAGCCTGTAGGAGAACGTTGATGAGAAAGGCAATGGAAGATATGATTACTGTGGGTATGACGCAAGCCCAAATTCAAGGAGCCTTTATCATGAGCTGGAGACTTTTGACCTTAGTGTTTATCTTAGGCTCCTTTGGCGCGTTTGCCCCCTTTGGTCTTTGGAGTGGGTTTGCGTCAGCTGACACGAAGTCAATCGTTACGACGACGCGTGTAGAGTACTTGGAGGGACGAATGTTCGATCTGAAGGTGAAACAGTGTACAGCGTTGGAGGAGGGAAAGCCTACGACAGTGTACACAGTGCAGCTGCAGGAGCTGAATAGAAAGTATAAGGACCTGACAGGTGTGTATTACAAAGAGCTTCCTGCTTGCGTGGAGCTGAAATAATGCCAGCTTTCAGTGTGGCTAGCGCCGCAAAACTTGCAACATGCGATCAGCGCTTACAGGATATATGTAATGAGGTCATAAAGTGGATTGACTTCACTGTCATCACAGGACACCGCAATGAGGTGGATCAAGAGAAGGCGTTTAGTGAGGGTAAGAGTCAAAAGCACTGGCCGCAGGGTAATCATAATTCTCTGCCCTCTCGCGCTGTTGATGTATGGCCTTGGACGCCTGAGGGCAAAATTGACTGGAAAGATGCGATGGCGGCAGCGAGGTTAATGGGGTACGTGCAGAGAGTAGCACAGGAGAAAGGAATTAAACTGAGATTTGGGCTGGATTGGGATCAAGACTGGAGAACGTCCGGCGTGGCTGATCCAGACGAACATTTTCTCGATGCACCTCATATGGAGCTTGTAGACCCATGAATCAAAACTCGCTTCTCGTAGCTCAAATTGGGCTATCAGTTCTCTTTGTTGTTGGTTTCTTCACTATCTTAATTCTCTTCATGCTAGGCTACGTGAAGGTTCCTACGGACTACAAGGAAGCCTTCGCTGGGTTCCTTGGCGTTCTCAGTGGGCAGATAGTGAACGTGATGGCCTACTGGTTTGCACGGCAGCGGGACGCCGTGGGAGCCAATATCCTTACTGTTCCGCCAACTACGAGTGGAGGGAGTTAATGCGTAGACAACTGAACTATACCTCGTTTCTGTTGAGCCTGGCTCTTGCGATTCTGATCGCGTCCTGTGCTAGTCTGCCTGCACCGAAATCCTTCAACGAGAAGGCGGCTGCGGCGTATTCTGGTGCAACGGCTATCAGAAGTACAACTCTGTCCCTTCTTCAGGCGCACAAGCTTTCGCCTGACGATGCAGAGAATGCGAATGAACAGGCGGACAACATTCGTGCGGCTATTGAGATCGCAAGGCAGTTGAAGGGGACTAACCCAACACTGGCCGAGGATAAGCTGACCTTGGCGATCACTGGCTTGACGGCACTGCAAGGGTACTTGGATAAAGCCAAGTCCAAAGGAGGTGGAACGTGAATGCTGCACTAGCAATTCAGCTGTTGCTTCAGCTGCTTTCGCAGGCGCAGAGCTTGGGAACGGTCATCAAGCGTGCAAGGGAAGAGGGTCGTGACGTGACGGACGAGGAACTGGACGAACTCGCCGCGCTGGATGATTCTGTTCGAGATGCGCTGCGGGCTGAGATCGCAAGGCAGAGAGCGGGAACAGGAGGGTGAAATAGATGATGGCAAGTATAGTACTGTACTTGCCATCATTTCACTGAATACAATGCCATACACAGCTAAGCAACATCGTTTGTTTGAGGGAGTTGCGCATGGGAGCATTCCAGAGAAAAAGGGATTGACTAAGGGAAAGGCAGCGATGCTGGCACATGAAGGGGTAAAAAAGGGAGAGAAAAAGCAGGCGAAGAAAACGAAGAGCTACGCGCACCATTACGATAAGTAAGAGAGCACCGTGAATAATACAGAAGTTTTGAACAACATGATGAAGCGTTTGGGAAATCGTACGGCCCCCACGCTCAGGGCCACGGTGCTTTTGGAGCTGAATCAGAAGATTCGGCAACTCGAACAGGGGGCTACAATCCCTTGGTTTTTAGAAGATAGGTGGGATGACGTGTGCGTGTCAGCACAGGATTTTCTCCCCCTGCCGGCTGATTTCCTGCGGGAAGTAGAAGAGGGTCAGTTTCGTGTGCAGAACATCAACGCCTCACCTGTTGCGTGGGCTAATGTAGTAAAGAGTTCCTATGAAAAAGTGGATGAAGCTGGAAGTTCGGTGGACCCAGCGCTACCACTGGCGTATGCCCTCTTTGGTGTTAAGGTGTATTTCGCGCCTACGCCAGACGTGGCTTATCCGATCCGTCTTCCATACTACAAGAGAACAGCAGAAATAACTGATACGAACGATGTCGTGTCGAACTTGTGGCTGACGGAATTCTACAACTTTGTCACCCTGTCTACCTTGGACATTGTGGCAGCAACACACATTCGCGACGCGAAGCTAAGAGCAGATATTCTGCCTGAACTTCAGGTCGCAGCAGACGACTTCTGGCGTAGCGTAGAGGCGCGTCAACACGTGAACAGAGATTACCTACTGGACGATACGGAGAACTAAGATGGGTTTAGAATCAGTAACCTACATCAGTGATCTGGTCGTCGGATGGCCACTTGGGTCGGACAAGATTCGACAAGGTGATGATCACCTGCGGAATATTAAAAAGGCGATTCACAACACCTTTCCAAATGTTACTGGGGCTGTAACGAAGACGCAGGGAGCGTTAAATCAGCTGCCTGATAACTGGACAGCGGTGCTTGCGGAATTGCTTGAGCACCTTGTTCCTGTAGGTGTTATTACGGCGTGGAGTGGGAGCATTGGGGCAATTCCTACTGGTTGGGCTCTGTGCGATGGGACTAACGGAACACCGAATCTGAAAGATAGGTTCATCGTTGGTGCAGGTGCAACTTACAACGTAGGAAATGTAGGCGGAGCCGTTTCTGGTACAACCAGTTCTACAGGCGCGCACACTCATAGTGGTGTGACTGGCTCGACGACACTGACAGAAGCTCAGATACCCGCGCACAATCACAGACCTTGGGTATCGAATAGTACGGATTCGAGCGACGCGAACGCTTTCGGAATTGGCAGCAGTCAAGCTATTGCTGGTAACAGTGACTCTGCGCGAGCGTACAGAGACGCGAACGGATTGTCGGAACAACTGATTGAAGATACTGGTGGTGGTACAGGACATACACATACTATTGGTTCAGATGGTGCGCACACGCACACTGTGCCAACACTGCCTCCGTATTATGCCTTAGCTTACATCATGAAGACTACAGCTTACGTTGCGCCATGACACGCCTTACGGTAAGTAAATTCGGTAATCCAGGCTTCATCAAGGATGTAGCCCAGTATGCCATTCAACCTCAAGCGTTTGATGAGGTGCGGAATGTGCGCTTTAATTCTGTGGGAGCTGAATCCTTTCCGGGCGAGGCTGTGGTCATGTCTCCTGCAGGATTCAACCCCCTTTGGCTCAAGGTTTTTCCTCCAGTAGACAATCCTATTTGGGTCTATGCTGGGCTGGATAGGGTCTTCGCTTTCAATTCTGGCCATTTCGACATCACGCGCGCTAGCGGTCCTTATAATGGTCAGGTGAATGAACGTTGGCAGGGAGAAGTGCTGAACGGCATTGGTCTCTTCAACAACGTTATTGATCCTCCACAGATGTGGCTGGAGTTTGACGTTGCGGAGAAGCTGCAGGACTTGACTTTCTGGCCGGCAAACACCAGATGTAAGTTCCTGCGATCATTCAAGAACTTCGCGATGGCTGGATACATCATTGAGAGCGGCAATGAAAGACCGTACAGGATTCGCTGGTCGGACGCGGCAGCCCCTGGGACAATTCCATCCTCTTGGGCTCTTGATGATCCTACGAAGTTTTCATCTCAAAGAGATATTGCGGAAACGTCAGATTACCTCGTCGATGGCTTACCGCTCGGTGAACTCTTCATCGTCTATAAGCAGCGAAGTGTCTTCGCCATGCAGTTTATCGGGCCACCTGACATCTTCGCCCACTGGAAGATCATTGATGGAAGGGGGATGCTCTGGAGGGACTGCGTTACAGCCTTTCCGGGAGGGCACTTTGTAGCGGGAATTGACGACCTGTATGTTCACAATGGATCGAGAAACTCGTCGGAAAGCATTGTTGAGGCGAAGCTGAGAAACTGGATATTCAACCAGATTGACTCGCAGAACTTCTTCAATTGCTTTACTGTAGACTACCAGAGACGAAATGAGATCTGGTTCTGTTTTCCTGAGGCAGGAGAGACGTATGCTACAGTTGCGGCTGTGTGGAATAGGGTTACAGGGGGGATTGGAATCAGAGACCTTCGCGCCACCCCGTTTATTTATCCTGGACCGATTGAGCAGAATCCTGAAGGTAGAATATGGGGTGGAATTGGACCTCCTGTCCTTTCAGGAATCCTGAATGGAAACGACATTGAACTAGAGTGGACTGTTCCAGACGCGACAGACCTGACAATTACCAGCTACATTCTTTACAGAAGGGTAGATGGAGGAGCGTGGGCGAATTACGGATCTGGAGCCGAGACTTTTCTGTCAACTACAGATTCCTCGCTGGCAGGCGTACATACGTATGAGTACTATGTAGTAGCCGCCTCGTTCTATCCGGAGGTTGGAGAGGAATCCAATGTCGTGAGCTTTGTAGTTCCTGACGTATCGGATGGAGAGCGCGATGTCTGGGCGTCGTCCGTACTTTTCGTCAGGACCCAAGGCGCAATCGGAACGCCGCAGACGCCAAATGGGTACCTTCAGTCAGGAGGTGTGTTTACAGACACGAATGGGGTACAGGCGCTGGTAACACGTGGGCCCTCGTTTACTGGGGGTACTACGGGTGCCTTTGAAGTGCGAATTACTGGCACTGACATGGCGGACGGTGCGCAGACTGAAGACATTACGGTCGAAATAGGCGAAATCTATCACGTAGGCACTTCGACCTTTAAGACGATTACCGCAGTGACCCTGCTTTCCTCCGACATTGGTACAGATCAGGGATACGCTGTCGGTCATCAACGAGATGTGGTTCCGAGTTCGAGCGGATTCAGCGTAATCACGATGCGCGGAGGAGTGGCGATTCGGTCACTGGCGCCTGCAAGCGGAAGTGTCGCAAGAACTGGGCTTTTAGACATTACTGGGCTGACGACGCTGGAGTCAGAAAGCCAACTTTCCTTCATGCGACAGGCAAATTCTTCCGCACGAGATTTTGTCATAAATGGTGGAGAAACAGTGGTCATGGGTTCTGGGAGCGTAGGGCAGGAAGTCCTATCGTCAGGAAGTAGCTACACTTCTCTGTCCTCGCTCTCTTCCAGTGGCACAAGCACTGACCCCTTTGTGGACGTAGGGTTGATATTTAGGGGTGCAGTGTGACGTATCGTCCAGTTGAAATTCTAAAAGACGAAGCAGCGCTGAGAGAACTTCAGCGCATCGCGCAGGCACTTGGGCCTGTAGACAGAAACAACCTTCGCATCCTGTATGTAGAGCCAGAAAAGCCGCAGGATGGAGACTCAGCGATCTGTGATGGAGTTCACTGGGATCCACTAGGGGATGGAATTAAGCAGCCAGTCTGGTACGACGCAACTGTACCAGCGTGGAAGGCACTGGGAAGTGGCAGTGGTAGTGGTCCGCCAGGACCACAGGGAGATCCGGGAATACCAGGAGCTGACGGCGCACAAGGACTTCGTGGCTTTGCTGGAGCAATGGGTCATGATGGAGAGCCAGGCGATATGGGCTTTCCCGGACTGGCTGGAACGGCCGGAGCAGCGGGAGCCGCGGGAGCCGCTGGACCTCAAGGTCCAACTGGCCTTCCTTTATTCCTTGTTGCAGACACGGTAGATGGCGAACCTGGACCTCCGGGAAGGAATGGTACAGATGGTGCGGCGGGAGCAACCGGAAACACGGGCGCACAGGGTCCGACAGGCCCACCTATCTTCTTGGTGGCGGAAGAAGGCCTTGATGGCGAGCCAGGAGTTCCAGGAAGACAAGGAATTGACGGCGCAGCAGGACAAACAGGCAATACTGGTGCACAAGGGCCGACAGGTCCGCCAATCTTCCTCGCAGCTGAAGACGGCCTTGACGGAGAACCCGGTACCCCAGGTAAAGCGGGAGCGGACGGCGCGGCAGGTTCAGCGGGCACGACGGGAGCACAAGGGCCTATGGGGCCTGTTGTTCTACCAGAAGTACCGGAAAGCAACGAGCCGTTGATTACTCCTCCCTTTGTTAAAGATCCATTTGCTGCTAGGGCTGTATACAATGGAAGCGTAGCGCAGCAGGGCGCTGGATTCGCCACAGATACGTACTTGACAGGATCAAGTATTCCAATTCCTGCGAATGCGTTGAAAGTTGGCACGATGTATCGCTGTCGATTCAACGTGGTAAAGTCAGGAGCAGGAACTCAAACTCCTATCATCAACATACGGTTTGGGACTGCAGGCGCTGTGGGGGACACATCCCGCGGAACACTGACATGGTCTGTACAAACTGCAGTAGCGGATGAAGGTGTGTTTGAAATCTGGGCAACTTTCCGTGTTGTAGGAGGTTCGGCAGTGCTGCAGACCCTCGGACGTCTGGCACACAGATTGTCAATTACAGGATTCGGTACGGGCGTGTCGGAACCAGAAATTGCTACCTCCGGCACGTTCGACAGTGGAGTAGCGAACAGCATTATTGGACTGAGTGTGAATGGTGGAACTTCGGCTTCTTGGACAATCAACTTGGTCCAAGCGGAATTGATCAACTTGGCTGCGATGTAGGAGACTTAGATGGCATCAAACAAAGCTTTCAGATTGGGTCCAGTCGCGATGTCAACGACGCTGACGACCAATATTCTGAATCCCCCTGCCGCTTCTGGTGGCGTCGGTGCAGGCTCGTCAGGGCAGTACATTATTCTGAGACATATCAGGATCGTGAACAAGACGGCTTCTCCAGCAACGTTTAGCCTGTGGCTTGGCGCTACGGGTGCGAATGCGGCAGGAACTGAAGTCGTGGGAACTGGCAGGTCCGTTCCAGCCAATAGTTCAGAAGACTGGTATGGAATGATGAGGTTGGACGTAGCTGACTTCCTTGTCGGAGGCGCTGGCACAGCGACGGCCTTGACGATTCAGGGAGAAGGGGAAATTGGAGTTTCCGGCTAGTCGCATGTACACGCTTGTCAATCCCTTCAATGTAGAAGAGCATTGGCCTCGTGTGGCCCCTTGGCTGACTTTAGCCTTGGGGCCATATGAGACCTGGATTGATCTAAGCTTTATCAAGGAAAAGGCGAAAGCTGGGTTTGCCCAGATTTGGATCGGGCACAAACCACAGTCGTCTGAGATTGACCTTGTTCTTATCACTGAGTCAATGACGATTGATGAAAAGAGCACCCTTGTTGTACGCTGGGCTGCAGGAAAGGATATGGATGAGTGGTTTGGAGACCTTGGCCTTCTGGAGGCGTGGGCTAAGGCCAACGGGTTCTACAAGATCCAAGTGTGGGGCCGTCGTGGGTGGGAGCGTAAGCTTCGACCTTTAGGTTATACTCACGAGTTTTCCGTTGTTGGAAGACTCCTTGACAGAGGCGTACACTAATGGGCGGTCGAGCCGGACAATCACAGACACAGACCTCTACCACAACGTTACCGCCTGGACAGCAGCAGAACGTTGACACCTTGATGGCGGGGGCACGAGACTACTACAACACTGGTGGTCCACAGTACTACGGTGGTAACACGGTAGCTCAGCCAACAGGCGCAGAGCTTGCTGGAAGGACTGCGGCGACAGGGTACGCAACGGGAGCTGGATCGGACTTCATCAAAAATTATCAGGGTGGAGAAAATTTCTGGCTAAATCCCAGTAACATCTTCAACCCGAGTAATATCCCTGGATTTAACAACGTAACTCAGGGGGTGACACGTGACGTAACGAGGAATTTAACCGAAAATATCTTGCCGAACATCCGTGCAGGGAGCGTCGCAACAGGCGCTTTGGGCAGTCCTACAGAAGGAATCAGTTCAGGCCTAGCCATCGGTCGCACTAACGACGCCCTTGCACGGACTTTAGGGGAATTGAACATGGGGGCCTATAATTCTGGGCTCAACATGTACAATTCGGCAGCAAGCCGAGCCCCACAGACGTATGGGCTGGGACTTGCCCCCGCGAACACCTTACAGCAGGTGGGAGGCGCGCAGAGGGCGGACGAACAGGCGAATATCGATGCGGCGCTGAAGAAGTTCAACTTCGAGCAGCTGCGGCCGCTGTTGAACCTACAAACCCTGCAGGCGCTGACTGGAACAGCAGGGCAGTACGGCGGTACTAACACGACTACTGGTAGTGCCGGTACGTCTGGCGGAAACACTGGTGGATTGCAAGGTATTGGAGCCTTACTCTCCCTCGTGTCTCTCCTAGGAGGCGGTTAAATGGCCAGCCTAAAAGACGCTTTCAGCTTCGAGGCGTTCAATCTCGGAGATATGTTCAAGCAGATTAAAAAGAACCCGGAAAGGTTACTGCTTGGTGCCGTTGACCCCTTTAGTTCGAAGATTTGGGGAGGGATTACTGGAAAGGACTACGAGCCAGTAGTGAATGAATTTGGTGGGCCTTCGTCAGGGTCGTTTGATAGGGCGAAGGCAGCTGGAATCAACACTGGGATTTCACAGACCTCACATGATTTGGCAAAGGTTGTGGCAGGAAGTCTTGCTGGTGGGTATGGAGCCAGTGCGCTTGTAGGAGGAGGTGCCCCCACAGCCGCTGGTGTGAACTCCGGTGGGGCAGCAGGAGCAGGGGCATATACAGGACCACTTGGAGGCGCTTCGGAGGGTTTCAGTACCACAGCGGCTGGAGCGCCAAACGCAGCGGCTGGAATGGACTGGGGCTCAATTGCAAAGATCGGAGCCAACTGGGCAAATTCCACGGCGGATGAGCAGGAGCAGAAGGTGCCGCAGCTCGCTCCGATGGGGCCTCCCCCGAACATTCAGTCAATGATGCCTTCTGCGCCGAACGTAGGCGCAACGCAGGCTGTCGCGGAGCAGTATCAACAGGCGCTGCAACGTCCTCCTCCAATGGGTCCTGCAGCGCAGCCACAGTACGGCTTGGGCTTGGTTTAGGAGAATTCTAATGGCGAACATAGGCGACTTGCTCCTTGACCCGAGCACACTTCAAGCTCCCCCAATCGGAAACATTCCTGCCCCTGCGCAGCCGAACTTAGAGGAAAATAAAAACCTCTGGAGGAAGTTCCTTGCGCAGACACAGGATCCAAACTTCAGGCAAGCCCTTCTTGCAACGGGAACGGGTCTGATGCGGAGCACGCAGCCGGGCCAAAGCGGATGGGACGTGGCGGCGAACGCACTGCAGGGTGGCGTGCAAAGACTGACTGGACTGAGGGAGGCAGAACGTGCGAGGAATCAGGCAACAGTCGAGAGGGACCGACAGGCAGGGGTGCAGAAACAGCAACTGCAGCTACAAGGACAGCAAGTTGACATTTCGCAACGGAATGCCACTACACAGAAAAAGAACATTGAGCAGCAAGGAGCAGCATCGCAGCAAGCTGCTCAGCACGCACAAGATGCGCTCGACGAAGCTATCCGACACAACAAGTCTGCTGAGGAAATCGACCGACTCCGCGCAAAAGCTGACCAAACGCGCGCTAATGCGTATGCTGGTACAGGACCTGGTGGGAAACAGCTCCCGGCGGACATTCAGAAGATCAACGCACTAGCTGCGCAGTTCGAGGCGGAAGGTGCAGATCCTGTAGCGGCAAGAGCAAGGGCAGTGATGCTGCTGGAGACGCAGGCGAGGACAAAGAGTCCGGGAGATCAGGCGAGACAATTCTTCTCTGCAAGAATGACGGCGTGGCAGAGTGACCTGAACAACCTTGGTAAGAGCATGACGCCGGAGATGCAAAGACAAATGCTGAATGAAAGCATTGACGATGCAACAAGGTTGGCAAAGCTGGACGAGGCAGGAAAAGCTGGACCTGTGGCGCCGACGGATAGGGGTGGACCGATCGATAGGACTACGCCTGCTCCACAAGGGAAAAGAGATCCAGCGATCGAGGGGAAGATCACCACGGCAAGGAGTAAAGGCGCAAGTCCTGAAGCAATCAAGGCTGCACTGAAGAAGGACGGCGTTGATCCGGCGCTGTACGGTTACTGATGGGAGCCCTTGATGAACTGGCGGGGCAGCCAGAGACTCCAGCCTTCAGCGCATTGGATGCACTGGCTGCCCCGCCGACAGCACCAGCGCAGACACAAATCACGCCTATGGCGCCTGCTGGTCCTGGGGCGCTGGATCAGATTATTGCAGCACCAGATTCGGGACTACAGGAAGCTGCTGATACGGAGTCTACCCTTGACAAAGGACGAAAAGCTGTAATTGAATATCTAATTGCTCCCTTAGGTGGACCAAAAGTTGGTGGAGACTTTCGTCGTGGCGTTGTAGAGTTTCTGGCATATAGCACAAAATCTGCAGGGCAAGGGGTAAAGGCCCTGCATGAAGCCCTTGCTCCACCAGAAGAACACTATAAGTTTGAGCCTACCTTAAAGGCTCCTATTTCGTCTCTGCTGGTAATGGGGGCAGATGTCGTAGATGACATCTATAAGAAACTGTATCCTGAACCAATTCAAACTCCAGAGCATTGGTGGGAAAGTATTCCTTATGCTATGGGGAGTACGGCGGGATTCCTTGCCGGGGGCGAGGCATTAAAGGCTCTTGGATGGGGAACGGGTGTCAGCATCGCTGCACTTGGGGGAGCCTCACAATCCTCACAACAATATGAAGAAGCGATTCAGATGGGAGCGGACCCGAACCAAGCACTACTTGCATACGCGGGCGGAGCAGTAGTTGGCACGTCTGAGGCTCTCCCCGGCGCGTGGATGCTCAACCGGCTGAACAGGCTTGGTGGTGGAAGACTGCTGGAAAAGATCAAGGATGTAGGGCTGAGTGGAGAGCCGGGCCTGCTTAGTGAGGCGGTGAAGGGATTTCTGCTGGAAGGCGGACAAGAAGCCGCGCAGCAACTGGGGAGTAATTGGATCGCCAGTGATCTCGCGGGGTATGACCCGAGCAGGACACTGGGAGAGAATTTCTGGCAGAACTTCGCTACAGGCGGAGTGATAGGTACCCTCTTTGGCGGCACTCACGCTATGGTCAGAAGGGGTGAGGTTAATCGGGCGCTGGACAGTATGCGTGCCGCGCGAGAAACTGCACTCGCGTCGGGAGACCCAATTAACTGGGTAGATGGGAGCTTTTCGCCAGTCGAGCAGGTAGTTGGACTGCAGGCGATGTATGCGAAGCTGGAGCAGGACCTGTTGGAAAAGGGACAAAGGGAGCTGGAACAGTTTCCTGAAGGCAGACCTGCGCTGGATATTATTGCAGGCTCGAAACAGGAGCCGTTGTTTGGCAGCTACAATGC